GCAAAGTAGCGGTCGGCGTTGCGTATGCCTGCAACAGCCAGCTGATCTGCCAGCGTGTTGCGAATGTTGGTCATGCTCACCAAACCATTCATCGGGCCGTATGTTTGGTAAACCATTGTTTGCATCTGGAGGGCTTGGCTGAGAGCCATCGCCTTCTCTTCCTCACGGCCAGTGCCGAGGCCCACGTTAATGCTCACGTCCATTGACTGATCCCAAACGCGCGGGTCAACAGGCACAAACGTACCGTTCATCCGCATCATTTGCTCTTCGTCAACATTCTTGCTCATCAAGCGCAGCATGATGCCAAATAGATCACGCATACCATCGGCAAGGTTGCGCACCATAACCTCAACCTGACCCGCTGCGGCCTGCACAGTGGCCTGCACAGCAGCCTTTGTGGTTGACTGCATTGCATCTGGGTCGAGGCCCATTGATGCTCTGGAAACGCCTGTCTTGCTCTCTACGAGGCCATCTAGGTATGTCAGCGCGCCAAGTGTCTGCCCGGCAGTGAATGGAACGGACAACTCTTGAACTGAGCCGGGCTGGCGCATACGCACGATTGCGCCAATCTCGTTGTTTAGAACGTCGTCAATATTAACTGCGCCTTCAACGATGCCAAGGCGAGGGTTGTTTGTCATCGCCACGTTATCAAGGATGGAGCGCAGCACAGATGTGGCGGCGTCTTGGTCATCCATAACAATCTCGGCCAGTGAGCGGCCATAGAATGTGTGTGGCTCTGGGTCGATTTCAAATTTGGCAAACGGCAACTCATCGCATGGCTCAACATCCAGCAACTCATAGGCAGTGCCACCGCATGTGAGCTTGTGCAGAATTGGCACGCCAGTTCCGTCAGCATCAATGCGCATATATGCTTCCGTCACAGTGACGTTGCGCATTGCCGGGTCTTGCTCATCATCGTCAGAGGTATCCATGTCATAGCCACGGCGCTCATACACCTCTGCCTCTGTCATTTCTGAGCCACTCTCCAAGCTATCTAGCTTGAGAACAACGTCAGGATCGTAGCCCATCGCAATCAAATCGCCAGCGCGCATGTCTGTGCGGTGCGCAACTATATACGCATCGTCAAAGCTGCGTGCATCACGGTTGATGAAGAACTCTTCCGGCGGGACGCTCTCAATGCACAGCTCACCCATTTCCTTCTGGCGGCTTAGCTTTACGCTATGCACGGGCAGCTCAATCTCCATGCCCATCTGATCCATCGAGATTACCATCTCAACGCTATGCTCAAGCACAGTTACGTTGTCATCATCCACCAGATATGTGTACTCATCGTCGGATAGGTCGGTGAATGTGAAAATCTCGGCCTCTGGATATGTCATCCAGTATGCCTTCACGATGCCTTGCTTTTTGACCAGCGCATCTTGGAAGGCGTCATTGATGACGCGGTATCCGTTCAGCCGGGTAAACTCGTGGTGCATAAACTCAGTGGCCTGCTCGGCCATCGCCACGTCCTCTGGGCCACGCGGCACAAATTCAACGGGCTTAGCTGTGCTGAGGAATATGCGCATCAGGCTTGGCTTCACGGAACGTACAGTATCCCGTACTTTTGTGGCTACAACCTTGCTGCGTCCATCCTCATAGCCGAGGTCAACCTCGCCGTCATAGTAGCGCTGAGCCTTGATCCGGTCATCGCTGATCTCGCTTTCAATGAAGTCCACTGCACTTGAGATTGCGTCCTGAACAATGGCCTCAATTTCGCTGCGTGATTTTGGTTTAAGTTCCATGTGCCGCTGCCCTCTATTCGTTTGTGATTGCTGGCGTGGATGCCATCAAGCCAACCTGTGTCAACATGTCTGTAAGCCTTTGCAGCTTTGTTTTGTCTTGCAGGCGTGAAGCCTCACCCAACAGCTGGCGGACCACTGCATCGCGTTCTGCGCCTTGCAACGTAAGTATCTCGCCAACTTCACGCCGGATGTCACCAGTGCCGTACATGATTTCATCCATGATCTTGTTGACTGGGGCCGCTATGGCAGTCTTAACACGCTGACCAACGCTCGGCGCATTAAAACTCTCAGGGTCGCGAAGGTCACGCAATGCAGCCTGCGCCTCTGTGCGGAACCCGGTCTGCGATCCGGCCAACACGTCCGATGATGTTTTTGCGAACTCTTTTTCAGCCAGCAAGCGCTGAGTAATGGCCGCTGCGCTTTCGTCGCCAACAAGCATTCTCAGCTTCTCAGCGTTCCAGCTCTTGCCAAACTCACCCCAAGCGGCGGCGGCATCGTTGCGTGATGTCCCCATAAGTGAGCCAATGTAATCCCGTGCGCCCTTCTGGAAGGCTGCGCGTTCCATGTCAGACATGCCGGCGAGTTTCGCCTCAAGTTCACGGGGAGAGAGTGCAGAGGTCTTTCCGCCAGTAAACACCTTTTCGCCGTCCTCAACGGCTCGCTGAATTGCGGAAGCCTCTGAGTAGCCTGATCGAGCCGCTGCGTAACTTGGCAGCTCGTCCAGCTTGTCGTCAATTTTGTGCAAGAATGGCTTGAGATTTACAGCAACGCTGCCACCCTCTCTGAATATTACGTCGCTCAGAGCTGACCGGACGTTGTGCAGCTTTTCAGCGCTAACGTCACCTTTTGTGCCTAAGTCTTTTAGCACAGCATTCATTTGAGAACGAACTGATCGGGAAGCATCTTTGCCATACAGGACCAATGCGCTGCGCAGTGTGTTTACGTCAAACATCTTATCGCTTTGAGTGGCAGCCTCATACATTGGGCCAAGCACGCCAGACTTGCGCTCTTTCTGAGCCAGAGTTTCCTGAAAGCCAACATTGGGTTGGTCAATACGCTGCGTCATCACATCCTCAACGCGCTGACCTGCGCCCGCGCCGCGCGCGCCTATCTCACGGGTCAAAACCTCTTGACCCTGACCGGGTATGGTTGCCAAACCTTGAGCCATCGTGCGGGGGCGGCCCGGTATGTCGGCCAGCATAGCTTCCGGCCCAAGGCTGCTGAGGTATGACTGAATGTCTTGACCAGTTGCTTGTGGGCCAGAAAGCTGGCCAGCCACCCTGCGTGATGCAGCGCCGCTGTAACCGCCAACACCGCGACGGGTTAAGTCTTGCGCGCCGCGTGTTACTGCGCCAGCTACTCGGCCAGCGACGGGCGAAGCCATGCCGATTGTGCCGCCGACCGCAGTGGTCAACGGATCAACTTCTGCCATTCTTTCTGTAAATCCACCTTCGCCGCGACCAAACTGGGGCAAAGCGCTGGCTGTTGCGCCTACGCCGCCGGACGTAGCTATCTGGCCCAAAACTGGCAATTTTGATCCAGCCTTAAACGCTACGCCGCCCGGAGCGACCATGCCTGTAACCGCTCCAGCGGTCTGCCCGCTGGCATATTGCTCCGGCGCAAGAAGCTGCAATGCTTCGTCAATCTGGCGTTGAAGGTCGCGATACTTCGCGTAAGCCGCCTTTGCGCCCTCCATGTCTCGCTTCATTACCAGCTCGTTGGCAAAGTTATAAGCGCCGCGAGCTTCGTCATTTAGGTTCATTAAAGCGCCAGCTGTAAAGCCGCCGTATGTGGCGCGAGTTTCAAGCTCGGCTTGCTTGGCTGGCTTCCGCTTTTCTCGGGCGCGATCTAAGGCGGCCTGCTCATTCGCTGTGATTGTACCGTCAGCCTCTAGTTTCTCCAAAACCTTGATGGCTTGAAGAATTTGTGAGGACTCCGCCGATGTCATTGTCTCTGCCATGATTGGCTCCTTATCCGCCCAGAATGTCTAAAGCATCTTGGCGAGTTAAGCCGCCAGTGGGTGCTGGCCCAGTTGAGGCTTTGAAAGCTGCAAACGGGTCTGGGCGGCTATTCAGCTGCTCAAATGCTTCCGCCTGCGTAATTTCCTTTTTACGCAAGCGCTGCACAATTCTGCCGCCCTCAGCATCATACTCGGCAAGCCCACGCATAGTGTTGATGATAATTTGGTTGCCGCCGGGTGAGTTTATTATGCGAGGCAAAGATTGTTTGAACAACTCTAAGTCTGCGTCGGACATTGGGCCAGACCCCGGTGGGCGTTGCGCAGGCACAAGAGCGTTTATTAGCGCTGACGCCGCTTGGATGTCATCAAGACCATCAGTCTGGATGCCGAAATTACCTGCGAATTGCTGAATACTCGCGCCCATGCCGCTGTCAATGTTGCTTAGCAATGCCTCAAGGCGACCAATTTGCGCAAGGCTTCTGGAGGCCGTTGCGCCAACGCCAGCAACATCGGCCAATGCCTTTGCGTCAAGCTC